CGCTAGGAACCCTTAGTCATTTCTGACTAATCAAACCCTTGTAACGCTCCCGGACAAGTATAAAATTTACACCTATCCAAGAACAATTTCAACCCACTAAGGAGTGGTTGATTCCCTGTTCCGCCTAATAACTACCTGGATTATATGTCCAGTTAGGTCGCATTCGTTTCATAGAAAGTAGAACCTTAATTACTTTCAATGGCGAATCTTTCCTTTGGGTGTTCTCTATTGATCCCTTAGATTTAGCAATAGCCCTATCTAAGATCAAACCAAGTTCATTAACACGGTCAAGATCATCAAGTAAAATAATTAATTGATCAATCTCCACTGTGTGATAAACCTGATTACCTAGTTTACTGTTCAATATATCAAACTTATTTCTAAGTAGGCTATATAAGAATAGTCAACCTCCATTAATTACTTGTTCACTGTCTGATCACGAAGGATCAAAGTTATAAGTAAAAACATGAGAGAATTGTTTTAAAAAAGGCTCAGAGCTTACCAATATTTTAGACGCTAGGTCCATGGCCATAGCATCACTAGACCTAGGCTGACCAAAGTTTGATTTAAAACTGTGGACCAGAAGAGGTTTAGACAATGCTATTTTGAGTCAGGCGGATTCAGTTTTGAAAAGTTTTTTAAGCTTTTCACTACTAAGAACACCTGGAGCTTTATTTTTAAGAATGTTACCAATACAAACCTTGACAAAATCAAGGTTTGCATTAAGTAATATAGCCTTATAAAACTTTTTACCCGGATTATCCAGATCATATAAACTCTGGAAAACCGTTACCATTGAGACCTTCTTGGAAGAGGCAAACATAGATCAAAGTGCTAACAAGGAGAAGCTAACATCTCCCGGAGAACTTTTCTTATGCTTACTAACTTTTGTAAATCAGTTAACCCATGATTTGGAGCAAATATTTCTTTGAAGTAATGCAAAGAGTATATTAACTCTACCCATCATAGTGTTCTGACTTATAAAAGCTTTCCAAGGTAGCGCCGATACATCCTTACCACTAAGACCGGTAACCTTTGCAAATTCAAAGGCAGACCGATCCGATATCACGCTCTTGGATAAGTTTATTTCTACTCCTAACTTAGACATAATATCTAAATAAGAAATAGCAACATCCTTATCAAAAAGAACAATATCATCACCCAATAGCTCATAGTTATCGTATCAAGTTCTGCTAAAACGAACTTTACGATAAGCAAGTTGGACTATTAGATGATGGGTAACTGCTAGCATAGCCCAACTAGAGAGAGCTCCCATAGGTTGCCCTACAGAGTACCTCAGAAGTTTGACTTTACCCTCAGTTTTAAGTATGTAATCCCGATCCACTAGCAGTGATTTCCAAGCCTGGGATACAGAAGCGCCAAAAAAGGCTTCAAGTATCTTGACTTGTATATCAATGGGTAGACGATCGGTTGCAGCACTTAGATCATAACCAAATGAACACTTTGATTGCTCGGCTTTAGTAAAGCAACGCTTTACTGCTGCTAGCTGATCAAAAGTTGAATCATTAGGTAAGGATCTAAGAAAAGTAAAAAGAGAGTCATGAATTGGTTTACATATAGACTGGGTCCATATGTCAACCAAAGCAAAAACTCGGATCTTACCTGCAGCTTCCTCTTTAAGGGAGAGTTGTCCCAAATGAATGGGGAGGTCCTCATTTCTTTCCTTTATGAAAGAATTAAAAACATCCTTACCACCCATTACCCCTTGTTTTAGTAGGGAGACCCTTTCAAACATAAGTAAACTAGTCTTATAGCTTAAAAGAAGTCGGGATAAACCCAACTCACTAGCAATAATCTCAAAGTGCTTAGAGAGACCTAACTCATTTAAGAGATAGGCATCCATAAAACAACCTATTCAACTACTACGGTGAGTTGGAGAAGCCTTTTCAATCAATAGCATATCAACTGAATCCTTATCAATAAGACCTATTTTATAACGATAATTCAAAGCAATAAGCCTTAAACCATCAGAAATAGAAAGAATATTATCATAAGGAACAGTCAGGGTATCTGTTATAGTCTCCAGTTTAAGGAGACCAGGTACCCTAATAACACGATAGATGGAAAACAAAGTTAATCATCATCGTATCACAGAAGGACTTCCGGCCGCTATTAGCTTCCGATCTATATATGGTATAACCATAGGTAGACCTCGACTATCTAGGCGACGGAAGGGTAAGTCACCCCCTACTTCTCTAAGAGAGGTAAGAGGAGTACCTGCTATAAATTTTTGCACTGCCAATTGGCTTGCCTTTAGATATTTCACTACAAACATTGACCCATGCCTTCTACGAAGACTAAGTAAATGTTTGGCGAAATTACCCATAGTTTTTAAGCGTGAAGTGAACTTTACTTTTTTTGCCGGGAAGGAAGCAGACAAAAGTCTCCATCCTAACCGACGGAAAAGTACTGGCAATTCAAAAGAATTGTCAAGAGAAACCATTCCACCTGAACACATGATGTCCTTGAAAGCTTTGGTAATAGAGAAAAAAATAATTTTCCCATCACCAGAGCCTCTAACCTTTTCCTTTGGGATCTTTTTAGAGATAGACTTAATGGAGTTTAAACTCCTAGTTGATTTCTTGAGGACTTTAATATTTTCAAATATCATATATATTAATTATATTAAAAACCAACAAAGAAACTTAAACAAGCTATCACAAAAGATAGAGTCATACCGGAGCCAGAGTTTGTTAAAACCCACTTCGCGATACTTGACCAATATAACCCATTTGCCGTATCAAACTACTATATATAAAAATAATAGATGACCTAAGCAATGCCCCAAGAAACCCAGCTACGTCTGGTAGAGCTCAAACAGACCCATATAGACCTTAGTCTAGACAGGCAGATTTGTAGATATCCATTACATAACCTAGTGTTATATCGTCCCTATCCTTTATATAACTTCCATTAAGTTAAAAGAAAGGATTCTTATTAGCCCAACTCCGAGGACATGCTTAAAAGAATTAAAAAAACTTTGAAACAGTCCTCATCATGAGTTAACAAAAATTGGAAGCAACATATGGGTATAGAATTCCGCTGTTCTTCTTACGAAGACCGGCAGGCTCTAAGCCTCTTATGCTCCTACCAACTGATCTTAGGAATAACGGAAATTATTTCTAAGAGCAAAAGGTAGTAGATGTAACCAATACATTAGTACTGATAGGGAGCAATCCGACGGATTCTCTATCACTAATATCAATGTTGACCTGGCTACTGTCAATGTTGTCTACGAGTATTACTCGCAAACGGTTATGCAGCCTTCATAAGGCTGGGTTCCGAGAGAGTCTTAG